TGGTTGGGTATGGGAGAGTGTCGATAAGGAAGCTACAGAGGCTTCGTTGGCTGCTCAGATTGAGTTGCTGAAGAATCCAGTTAGCGCCAGCGGAACTCCTTGGCAAGCCTAAGTTAAACGAGAAGCCATCACTCGATCTTGATGGCACATTAAAGGACTGAAATGGGCAAAGATACTAACCCCCAGATCGTAACAATAGATGGCGTAGATTATCCATTGGATAAGTTTACTGACGAACAGAAAATGTTGCTAAACCATGTTGCAGACTTAGACAGGAAGTTAAATTCTGCTAAGTTTTCGGTTGACCAACTACAAGTAGGTCGTGATGCTTTCTTCACAATGTTGAAGCAATCACTAGATAAAGTTACAGACGTAGAGGCAAAGTAAATGGAAAACACCGCAGAAGCCGCATCAGCAATAGCTGGTAAAGCATCATCAGTAGCTACCTATGGTGGTGCTACAAGTGCCATATTCTTTGGTTTAACAGCCAATGAGTTTGGTGCTCTCTGCGGTGTTGCAATCGGCTTTATTGGTCTGGTGGCTAATATCTGGTTTAAGTATCAACATCTACAAGTTGCCAAAAAAGAGGCAGGATTGAAATGAGTTGGGTGCTTGTACTAGCACTACAAGCAGAGTACCGATGTGTTAGATGGACATGGACAGGTGATGTGTATAACCGCAAGGTTGTTTGCCTAGAGTGGAAGAAAAAGAAATGATACCTCTTGACCCGATAAGTGCCCTCAATAGCCTCCAGAGTGCCATCTCGATGGTCAAGAAGGCTAGTAAAGTAGCCAATGACATGGCTGGTCTTGCCCCGATGATTGGCAAGATGTTTGATGCCAAGAGCGCTGCTACTCGGGCGATGATTGAGGCTAAAAAGAGCAACAAAGGCTCTAACATGGGTCAAGCTCTACAGATTGAGATGGCCTTAGAGCAAGCCAGAGCGTTTGAGGAAGAACTCAAGATGCTCTTTATGCAGACAGGCAAGATTGATGTCTGGAACAAGATCAAAGAGCGCCAACTACAGATGGATGATGAGGACGCTAAAGAGATGCGTAAGCTCAGAGAGCAAGAGAAGCGTGAGAAAGAGGCAGAGGAAGAACAGATGACTTACCTGATTGCAGGTTTGGCAATTGTTGGTGTTCTGGTAGCTGTCTTCATTGGTGTGTCTGAGATTTCAGATATGTGCGCTAAAGCAAAGTGCGGTAGATGAATGAGTACCAGAAACAATTTGATCTGTTTTGTAAGATCATGTGCTATGGGTGGGCGGCACATTGGTTTCTTGGATTCTTAAGATTTCTGCCTGATGATCTATCAAACAGAATTGTTAACCTTTTATTGGGAAAGATTGGGTTATGAAAATCAACACTTACCAACAAAATGCTCGTATGCTGTGGGAGGCTCATAGGGTGATACACCAACAGAATATGCAGAGATTGGCTGAGTTAAACCATCAAGCTCAACACCAACAAAAGACCCAAGAGATTAAGACTCAATGGGTTAAGTCTGTGGATGTGATGGCATGAGATATATCTTATTGTTATCAGCGTTAGTTTTATCTGGTTGCTTTGATGACAGATACAGGTACTTTTGCCAAAACCCTGATAACTTTGTTCATGCAAGCTGCCAGAAACCTAAGTGCCAGTTTACTCAGACTTGTCCTGAATACTTAGTAGCACCAATTCTTGAAAAAAAGGTTAACGATGTCCCAGAAACAAAGACTAACAATTGAAGAATTAGAGACGCTAGTTTGGGGCTTTGTGGTCATCATGGTCACATTGATTCTCTGCTTTATTGTTGTTGCCTTACTCTACTCAGTTACCTTTGTGACTCAACCAATCAAGAGCATGGCCCCAATTGATATGGCCTACACCAAGATGCTGAACGACATTGTTCTGCTGATCGTTGGCGGCATTGGTGGTGTTATCGGTAAGAAGGGCGTAGGAACGGCTTTAAACGCCATCCAAGGCACTCCAACGCCTCCTCCTAGCCCTACACCACCTCCAGTAGTTCCTGTAGCGCCTCCAGTACAAACATCCACTTGGAGTCCAACAGCGCCTAATTGGTTGAACTTTAAGAATCCTGATCTTGATGAGTCATGGACACCACCACCTCCACCGACTACACCTCCTGAGTTGCTAGAGGATGACCATGAGCGTGAGCAACTAGCGATGGCTAGAAAAGAGGTTGGCTAATGTTTGGCATACCTTTACCTTGGCTATTGGTTGGGATATTCTTTGCTTTGTTTGGCACATACCGAGGTGGCTATCACTTTGGTTGGTCAGACAGAGATAAAGAAATGCAGATCGAGATTGCCAAGAAGAATGAAGAATCTCGTCAGACAGAACAGAAACTTACTGAAAAACTTAACGAAAACGCTAGTAAATTATTGGAGGCTAATAATGTTCTCAACCAAAAAACTACTGCTCTTGCTAACGCCAATCGTGCTGGTAAGTTGCGCCTCTGCCCCACAAGTAGCGTACCAGCCACCACAAGTACCACCCCTACCGCCACAAATACAGAAACAACCAGTCAACCTGACAGACCGACTGACACAGCTTCTGATGCCGAAAGAGCAACAATCGAAGCCATTGCCGAAATAGTCGCACAAGGTGATAAGAACACGGCTGCACTCAATGCTTGCGTTGATTCGTACAATGAAATGAGAGATTTGTTAAATGGTAAATAAAGAACAACTTGCCAAACTTCACATTGGTGAACAATGGGTAGATGCGCTTAACGAGACATTCGCTAGGTTTGATATATCTACACCTGCCAGACAAGCATCGTTCATTGGTCAATGTGGGCATGAGTGCGGTAACTTCAAAGTCCTTGAGGAGAACTTGAACTATCGTTCTGAGACTTTAATGAAGCTGTGGAAGTCTAGGTTTCCAACTATAGAAATAGCAAATGAGTATGCTAGAAATCCTAAGAAAATTGCCAATAAAGTTTATTCGTCCAGAATGGGAAACAGAGATGAATCGTCTGGAGATGGTTATCGCTTTCGTGGTCGTGGGTGTATTCAACTTACTGGTCATGCTAATTATTTTCATGCTGGTAATGCTTGTGGTGAAGACTTTGTTATGAATCCTGACCTAGTGGCGACACCTAAGTATGCTGCTATGACTGCGGGTTGGTTTTGGAACACCCACAAACTAAATCAGTACGCTGATATTCGTGACTACACCATGATGACAAAAAAGATCAACGGAGGCACGATTGGGCTTAACGACAGGATTAAGCACATCAATCATGCCTTAGAGGTTCTTACTGCTTAACAAAGATGCCCTCTTTATTGAGGAATCCTTTTCTAAATTTTATTTCCTCGTAAGCGCCTTTAAAGCACTCTACAAGGTCAAGATCAGCACAAGCGCAACCCATGACCATTGTTACGAGTAGGTCGCCATAAGCGTCTGCCATTGCTGCTCTATCTTTACTCTCAATGGCCTCAAATAACTCATAGAGTTCCTCTTGGGTCTTTAAGGCTTGGGCATAGGGCGTGCTGTTCTGGACGATGCCACGAGCCTCACCCCATTGGATAACCTTCATCTCAACATTAGCGTACGACATTCCACTCCCTTTCATTTCGTCCAGAGTTTGATTTAACAGTATTACCTGTCAACTCAATCAATCCAATTGTTTTCATTTCACTCAAGCGTCTAGCTACTTGATTGCCATCTAGCTTTGTTCTTGCTGAGATACCATCCTTGCCTAAAGCACCATGCTCTTGTAAGCACTCTAGGATGATTCTGTGGTGGTCAGCTATGGCTGGCTTAATAGCCTCTGCTGCTTCAAAAGAAGTGATTGGGTCTGTTGCCCTCACTCTTGGGAAGTCAGGCATCTTAAAGATTCTATCGAAAGCACTTTTAATATCCATTATTTTCTCCTTGAGGTGAGGCTACTCGCTGCGTCCATGTTCGTCCACCATTTCTGGTCATGGCATCCGCTTTCGCCTCGTTAACATTTAATCTTAAAAAGGTGCATCCTCAAAGTCGTCTCGTACTGAGCGCTTTACAGGTGCTTTAGCTTCCTTTTGATCTTTAGCTTTGATAGACAAGG